CTCCCAGAGGACCCCCCGAAGTGTGATTACATCATTCAGTCTTGGGATACGGCCTTTGAGACCAAGAACACCGCCGACTATTCGGCTTGTACGACGTGGGGCGTGTTCTATAACGAGGAAGAGGGCAATGCTCCGCAGGTTATCCTGCTTGATGCGTTTAAAGACCGTATGGCCTTCCCTGAACTGAAGCAAGTAGCGTACAAACACTACATGGAGTGGGAGCCTGACGCGTTCGTAATAGAGAAGAAGGCGGCGGGTGCCCCCCTGATCCAAGAATTGCGGGCTATGGGGATTGCTGTCCAAGAGTTTACACCGAGTCGTGGAAACGATAAGATGGTGCGGCTCAATGCTGTTGCCGATTTGTTCAGTAGCGGTAAAATCTGGGCACCAGATACGCGATGGGCGCGTGAGGTGATAGAAGAAATGGCATCTTTTCCTGTTGGCGAACACGACGACTACGTTGACACGACCACACAAGCACTGCTGCGCTACCGACAAGGCGGATTTATCTCATTGGACTCCGATGAGAAAGACGACCCCTACCATGCGCCCCGCCGGGCCGCGTACTACTAAGGATATTTGATGGCTACTAACATTGATAAATCGCTATACCAAACACCTATGGGCCTAGAAGATCTGGCCCCCGAAGAAGGTATTGAGATAGAGATCGTGGACCCTGAAGAGGTGACGATTGGCATAGGCGACATGGAGCTTACTATTAGTAAAGACGACTTTACTGGGGATGAGTTTGATGCCAACTTGGCCGAGGACTTACCCGATAGTGTGCTGGAGGAGATTGCGTCGCAGTTGTCCAGCGACATTGATGGAGACCGGAACTCACGCGGTGATTGGGAGAAGGCCTATGTTAATGGCCTGAAACTGATGGGTTTGCAGATCGAGGAGCGCACCGAGCCTTGGAACGGGGCAAGTGGTGTTTTCCACCCCATGATTACGGAAGCGGTGGTACGATTTCAGAGCGAGACAATCACGGAGACCTTCCCTGCGCAGGGGCCGGTACGCACGAAAATAGTCGGTAAAGAGACCCCAGAGAAGAAAGCGGCGAGTCTTCGAGTCCAAGAGGACATGAATTATCAGCTCACGGAAGTGATGCAGGAGTTCCGCCCAGAGCACGAGCGCATGTTATGGTCGCTGCCAGCTACTGGCTCCGCGTTCAAGAAAGTTTACTTTGACCCCAATTTGGGGCGTCAAGTGTCTGTGTTTGTCCCCGCCGAGGACATCTTGTTGCCATACGGCACATCAGAGATCCAGACCTGCTACCGCGTCACGCACGTCATGCGTAAGACCAAGAACGACATCCTGAAACTGCAGGTTGCCGGGTTCTACCGCGACGAAGACATTGGGGAGCCAGACAAGGCGACCGATGAGATAAACAAGGCCAAGGATAAAGAGACAGGCTTCAGCGACATCAACGATGATCGGTTCACGCTGTACGAGTGCCACGTTGACCTAGACATCCCGGGGTACGAAGACCTAGACAAAGACGGCGAGCCTACGGGCATTATGCTGCCGTACGTGGTCACAATGGTGCGCGGCACTAACATGGTGTTGGCGATCCGCCGTAACTGGCTCCCAGACGACGAGTTGCAGCTCAAGCGCCAGCACTTCGTGCATTACCAATACATCCCCGGCTTTGGCGCATACGGCTTTGGTCTGTTCCACCTGATCGGCGGATTTGCTAACAGCGCCACGTCACTGATGCGGCAGTTGATTGACGCCGGTACGCTCTCGAACCTGCCGGGGGGCTTGAAGTCTCGGGGTCTTCGGATCAAGGGAGATGACACCCCAATCGCCCCGGGCGAGTTCCGCGATGCAGACGTAGGCTCAGGCACATTACGGGACAACATACTGCCCCTACCCTATAAAGAGCCATCACAGGTACTGTTCACATTGCTGAACTCTGTGGTTGAGGAAGGCCGTCGCTTCGCCGCTACTGCCGACCTACAGGTCTCTGATATGGGAGCTAATGCCCCTGTAGGCTCAACTCTGGCATTGTTGGAACGCCAGTTGAAGGTGATGACGGCTGTTCAGGCCCGCGTCCATTTTGCGTTAAAGCAAGAACTCCAATTGCTGGCGGGCATCATCCGCGATTACACGCCTAATGAATACGACTACGAGCCAGACGGAGAAGAAGGTGTAGAAGGAGCCCGAGCCAAAGGTAGCGACTATGACAACGTAGACATCCTGCCTGTGAGCGACCCCAATGCCGCCACACTGTCTCAGCGGGTTGTGCAGTACCAAGCAGTCATTCAATTGGCGCAGTCTGCCCCGCAGATTTACGACTTGCCTCAGTTGCACCGCGGTATGTTGGACGTGCTAGGCATTAAGAACGCAGACAAGCTCGTGCCCCTGCCAGATGACCAGAAGCCTAAAGATCCAGTTACAGAGAACCAAGCGGTGCTTAAGGGCTCCCCAGTAAAGGCGTTTCAGTACCAAGACCATCAGGCACACATTGCCGTGCACATGTCTGCAATGCAGGATCCGATCATCATGCAGTTAATCGGACAGAACCCGCAAGCCCAGATGTTGCAGGCAGCCATGATGGCGCACGTTGCTGAGCACGTTGGTTTTGGCTACCGCCAGAAGATCGAACAGCAGCTTGGCATGGCTTTGCCGCCGGACGACGAGGACTTGCCCCCAGAGATCGAGATTGCTCTGTCCGGCATGATGGCGCAAGCCGCCCAGCAGGTGTTGCAGCAGAATAAAGCCCAAGCTGCCCAGCAGCAGGCTCAGCAGCAAGCACAAGACCCTGTGTTGCAGATGCAGCAACAAGAGTTGCAAATCAAACAGCAAGAGTTACAGCTCAAGCAGCAGAAACTACAGGTCGAAGCCGCAGGCGATGCCGACGAGTTAAAACTCAAAGAGCGTCAGATCGAGGGCAATTTGGAGCTTCAGGGCATGAAAGTTGCAATTGACATGGAAAACTCCAAGGCCAAATTAGCATCCGATCAAGAACGTGCCGGTGCGCAGATGGGCATCGACATCGCAAAGTCCCGTGCTCAAATGGCACAAAACCGAGGTAATCAGAACCGATGATCCAAGACTTCGCACGCGTATTGCGCGAAAAAATACGCACCGACATGAACAACTACGCAGATGACTGCGCGGGCGGGGTTTGTCGCAGCTTCGACGAATATCAAAAACTCTGTGGTGTTATCCAAGGTCTGGCTACCGCAGAGCGTCATCTCCTCGACCTTGCTGAGAAAGTGGAAAAATCAGATGAGTGAAATCATTCTGCCTCCGGGTTTAACCCTACCTAAGCACCTCCAACAAATGGATGCCCCCAAAGACGAAGCATCAGACGAGGAAAAAGCCACGTCGTTGCCTGAACCTAAAGGGTGGAAGTTGTTGTGTGTTGTGCCTGATGTCGTGGATACTTTTGATAACTCCGACATCGTAAAAGCTGACGCATTCATGAAACAGGAAGAGCATGCCACAACGGCTCTGTTTGTTTTACGGGTGGGCCCAGACGCGTATAAAGACAAAGCCAAATTCCCCGGGGAACCGTGGTGTAAGGCTGGAGACTTTGTACTCGTGCGTACGTATTCCGGTACGCGTTTCAAAATCTACGGAAAAGAGTTTCGCTTGATTAATGACGATCAGGTTGAGGCTGTTGTGCAAGACCCTCGCGGACTAAGCCGCGCTTAAGGAGTTACTATGGAAGAAGACAAGTTCGAGTTCCCGGACGAAGTGGACGAAAAACAACAAGATGAAGCCTCGGATTCGTTTGAGTTTGAGGTGGAGGTTGTTGACGACACCCCCGAGAAAGACCGAGGCCGTAAACCGTTAGGTCGAGATGTAGAGGACCCAACGGAAGACGAAATTGAATCTTACACAGGTAGTGTTCAAAAACGTATTAAAGAGCTTACCCATGCCCGTCACGACGAGCGTCGAGCCAAAGAAACCCTTATGCGAGAGAAGCATGAGCTTGAGCGTCTTACACAGCATATGGTTGAGGAGAATAAAAAACTCAAACAGTATGTAAACAATGGGAGCGAGTATTATGCTAACTCCATAAAGAAGGTAGCTAACTCCGGAGTCGAGAACGCGCGCCGTGCGTTGAAGGAGGCTAACGAGTCTTTCGATACCGATGCCATCATCGCCGCCCAAGAAGCACTTCTTGAAGCTAAGCTAGAGATGCGGGATGCAGAAAAATTTAAGGTTACCCCTTTACAAATCGATCAGGATGCGGTAAAAACTACTAACAACGTCCAACAGAACCAACCTGTCGATGACAAGACCCTGCGCTGGCAGGCAAGAAACCAGTGGTTTGGCGCTTCGGGACACGAGGAAATGACCAGCTTTGCACTAGGGCTGCACCAAAAACTAGTCAACTCGGGGATCGATCCCCGCTCTGATGATTATTTCGAGCGAATAAACGCTCGCATGAAGTCCACGTTCCACGATTTTTTCGGGGAGTCCGAAGACAGGCCGAAGGCCAATGATGCCCCCAGAAGGCCAAGCACGGTTGTGGCTCCTGCGACGCGCTCGTCAGGAACACGTAAAGTCCAACTAACGCCGACACAAATGTCGTTGGCAAAAAAGTTTGGATTAACCCCGCAGCAATATGCTGTTGAATTGGCAAAGATGGAGAAATCAAATGGCTGAAAACCGTACACCTCGTGAAATTATCTCACGCGAAAAAACTGCTCGCGCTGTTTATCAGCCAGCGAGTGCGCTGCCCGACCCTACTCCCGAACCGGGATTTGTCTTCCGATGGATTGCTACGCACATCATGGGACAGGCCGATCCTACAAACGTATCCAAAAAGATGCGTGAAGGTTGGGTACCGGTAAGAGCAGCCGACCATCCGGAATTGATGCTGTTTGGAGCAGATCTTTCAGGCAATGTGGAAATTGGTGGACTAATGCTTTGCAAGATGTCTACCGAAATGGCACAAGCCCGAGACGATTACTACAACAATCAGGCGCATAACCAGATGGAATCAGTGGACAACCACTTCATGCGAAACAGTGACCCCCGGATGCCGTTGTTCTCAGACAGAAAGTCGAGTTCCAGCAAAGGTGGGTTTGGTTCAGGTTCTAAATAAAGGAGTCCTTAAATGGCAACTACCGCTTCTCCCTACGGGCTAATCCCCGTCAAGCGCGTTGATGGCATGCCTTACGCTGGTGCGACAGAAACTTTTCTGATCGACCCTGCTGGCGAAGCCACTAACATTTTTAACGGTCAAGTCGTAATTATCGGCGCTGATGGCTACTTGGCTATCTCTACCGCTACCGGTGCAGACATCACTACCAATAACCTTGGTGGTTCTGGCGTTGGCGCTATTGGCGTTTTCGTTGGCTGCGAGTATGTAAATGCTCAAGGTCAAGTAATTAACGCTCAGTACTACCCTGCCGGTACAACTGGTGTGGTCACTGCTAAGGTCGTTACTGACTCTAACGTAGTGTTCCAAGCTCAGTTGGATGGTTCTGGTGCACAGACTGTTTTGGGCAATAACACATTCTTTGCTGCTGTGCAGAGCACCTCTACGGGTTCTACTCGTACCGGTAACTCTACTAGCGCCTTGGATGCAACTGTTCAAACTGCTGCCGCAGCCTTCCGTATTGTTGGTTTCGCCTCTACCCCCGGCGACACTTACACAGACGTGTTGGTTAAGTTCAACCCAAGCGCACACAGCTACTTAAATGCTGTTGGCCTGTAAGGAGTAATAAAAAATGGCAATTTCACGCAGTCAACTACTTAAAGAGTTGCTCCCGGGCCTAAACGCATTGTTTGGTTTAGAGTACAAACGTTACGGCGAAGAGCACAAAGAGTTTTACGAAACCGAGTCTTCAGACCGCTCTTTTGAAGAAGAGACCAAGCTGGCCGGTTTTGGCTCTGCTCCTGTTAAAAACGAAGGCTCTGCCATCGCTTACGACAACGCGCAAGAAGCCTTTACAGCTCGTTACAACCACGAGACCATCGCACTGGGCTTCTCCATCACTGAAGAAGCTGTTGAAGACAACTTGTACGACAGCTTGTCTGCCCGCTACACGAAATCTTTGGCCCGTGCCATGTCTTACACCAAGCAAGTCAAGGCTGCTGCCGTGTTGAACAACGCTTTTAGCGGTGCATACCTCGGCG